ATAAAAGATATAATCAAATATCACGAACTTGATCCACAGGATTTAATAGACGAAATTAGAATAGAATTTGGTATTGATGCCATGGACTAATCTTTAAACTATAAACTAATATGAAATGTAATTGTAAAGTATGTAACTGTGGAACATCATGTGATTGTACATGCTGTAATTGCTAAAATAAAAAACATATAGACAGATTCATAGCCTGTCGTGATTAAAAAATAAACAGATATCTGTGGCGTCTCATTTGGAGACGCCATTTTAAGTTCGTATATTAACGCATTAAAATAAAGGACAAATATGAGTAAAAACGTAGTAATGATTGGAGCCGGTGTAGCAAATGTAAATGCTGCTACTAAGCTAGTTGACAATGGTTTTAAAGGTAAAATTACCATTATTGATATGGGTAAAGATCCATATTTAAGACCATATGAAGAGGTAATGACAGGTTTCCTAGGAGCAGGAGGTTGGTCTGATGGTAAATTAACTTACCATACTTCAATTGGGGGGCAATTATCTAAATATTGTGGTGAAGAAAAAGCAATGGAATTATTTGATCAGGTGATAGATAATTTTAAACGTTTTCACCATAAACCAGAGGAAGTACAATGTTCAAACCATATAGCAGAACCAGAATTTATTAAACCATATTTTGGATTACGTTTATTCCCAGTATGGCATGTTGGTACAGATTATTTACATGAAATAGGTAAAAATTGGTATGACTTTTTAGTTGATGGTGGTGTTGAATTTATTTGGGAAACTAAAGTAACTGATATTGATTTTGAATATAACCAGGTTATGTATATGCAAGATGAACACCATGAAATAACTTTATTTTATGATGAACTTATTTTTGGTGTAGGTAAATCAGGTATTGATTTTGGTAAACAATTAGCTGAAAAGTATGATTTACCAACTGAACCTAAACCAGTTCAAATAGGTGTTAGATTTGAAGCACCACAAAAACACTTCCAAAAATTAATTGATGTAAGTTATGATTTCAAATTGTATCGTAAATTCGAAGACAAAGGAGTATCACTACGTTCTTTCTGTACAAACAACAATGCAGCATATGTTGCCGTTGAAGAAACGTATGGAGACCATTCATATAATGGACACGCTAAAAAAGATGAAGCATTTCGAAATGATATGACCAATTTTGGTATATTAATGGAAGTACAAGGTATTGATAAACCATTTGATTGGTCTAGAGATGTAGTTAAAAACTTACAAATAGATGGTACTGGTTTATATTATAGCCCAAGCAGAAAACCATCTCAAACTTCAGAAGGTGTAAATGTATCAGCTATTCAAGTAGATACATTACATAAAATAGCAAAATCAATGCAACCATACTTTATGTATGTATATGATTTTATTGAGGACATGAAGAAAGTGTTCCCAACATTAAAAGACGATTGGGGTATTTATGTACCTGAAGTAAAATATCTATCACCTGAGCCACTTGTCGATTATGCCAATTTAGCACTCACTAAGTATCCTAACGTGCATTTCGTAGGCGATGCTTTATCAGCTAGAGGTATAACGGTAAGTGGTGCACAAGGGACATATGTTGCTGAGTCACTTTTGGAGAATTAAAATAACTTTCGTATATTTACTATAAACAAAAATTATGACAAAATCAAAGAAAACACCATTTCCACAAAGTAAAAAATTAAAAAAAGCAGATGGTACTATCGCTTATGTGTGGGATAATAAACTTCATAACTGGGATGGTCCTGCTTTAATCCCCGAAGGTAAAAACAAAAATGCTGAATACCATTTATATGGTATAAAGCATACTAAAGAAGAATGGAGTGAAATTAGACAACAAAGAGAAGGGTTACCTTATTATAAAAACCAATCAATGAAAGCACATCTTTCAGATTATAGAAACTAAAATATGAAAATAGGTTTATGCGGTACAATGAGCGTAGGTAAAACGACATTGGTTAATGCCTTAAAAGAATTACCACAATTTAAAGATTATAATTTTGCTACTGAACGTAGTCAACATTTAATGTCATTAGGTATTCCTTTAAATACTGACTCAACATTAAAAGGTCAAACGGTATTTTTAGCTGAACGTTGTGGTGAATTAATTCAAGATAATATTATTACAGATAGAACTGTATTTGATGTTATGGCATTTACTATGAATGCCAAATCAATACCTTATCAAGATAAAGAAGCATTTGAAACATATGCTAGTGAATTTGTCAGAGAATATGATTATATATTTTATATATCTCCTCATGGAATAGAAATTGAAGATAATGGTATACGTGAGACAGATGAACATTATAGAGATTTAATTGATTTTACTATTACAACATTAATTAAAAGATATGGCCATAAATGTAATATAGTAGAAAAAATATCTGGATCTACAGAGGAACGAATTCAACAAATATTAAAGTTTACTAATCTTTAACATATTTATAATAAAACCTTATTATAATGAAAAAATTTGAATTAAAAAACTATATTAGAGAAAATATTATCTCTACATTATCAGAAGATACTGAAGCAGAAATTGCAAAAACTAAAGAATTAACTTCAGCAATTAAAGACCTTGAAGTAGCTAAAAAAGAAGCGGGTATAGAAGAAGCTAATATAGGTTTAGACGATTTACAAGACATAGGATATGACGATGGTGAATATGCCTTTGATAAGCATTTTAATAAATCCCAATTAAATAATAGACTCGATACTAAGTATTATACAAGAGGATTTGTTCAAGCTATAACTGATAGCGCAGAATCACTTCGTTTAAATGAAAATGCAACACCAAGAGGTGAAGATTTTACTTATGACTATGAAGATATAGGTCAATTTTATTTAGAGGGATTTGGAAAAGAACATACTCTAACCCAAGACCAATTAGGAAAGTTAGGTAAAAAAATTACTGATAAATTATATGGTGGTGATATTGGTAAAGCATATGACGCTGTTGTAAACCCCCATAAAAACCCTTACGATATAAAAGAAGAAATTCCTACTGCTGCTATGTCAAAGATAAATAGTACTGTTACAACTATTCCATCTGCTGCTGAACAAATGTTAGATTTCTTTAATCAAATGGCAGAAAAAGAAACACTGGATTTCATGAAAAATCCAAAATTTAAGATGGCAATAAATAACTTAAAGAGTTTAGCAGGAGATAAAGAAGAAACACCTGTAACTGAAGATGAAGATAAAGAACCAACTAAATCTGATATTAAAAAAACTAAGGGTTTAGCTAAAGCCAAAGAAGAATTAGCTTTATTAACTCGTGAAATGAAGTCATTAGCTAAGAAATATTCTAAAGCTGAAGGTGAAGAAAAAGAAAAATTAGTAAAAACCTTAAAGGCAAAAACTAAATTAAAAAAAGAACTAGAAAGTATTCTAGATAAAAAGAAGATATAATGTCATCTAAGGAAAGGTTTTTATACATTGCTATAGTATTTTTTGGTGCCTATTATTTAATTAATATGTATTCTTCTAATGAAGATGAATATATCAATGAATATAATAATAAAATAGAGGCATTAGAAAGTAAAATTAATTCTTTACATAGTATAAATGAGGAACTAACCTTAGAAATTGATACATTAAATAATCAAATAATTAAATTAGATCAGGAAATTAGTAAACAGGATATTAAAATAGTTACATTAAAAAGACAAACAAATGAAAAAGTTAATAATGTTGATTCTTTTGGGGATGATGAGCTTGAACAGTTTTTCGCAGAACGTTATGGACAGTACTTCGATTCAACTAAAAAAGCCGATAGTTCGTCTAGTAATTAAAGATTTAATAACTGGAGATAGTTATAAAAAAGAATTAAATTTAGTGACAACTAAATATTCTTTATTAGAAAATAAAATTATATTAAAAGATAGTGTTATTAATAATCTTAACTTTAAGATTAATAATTTTAATTCTATAATAAATACAAAAAGTTCTCAATTAGAAGTTACCCAAGAACTTAATGATAAATTAAAGCTTGAAATTAAAAAGCAAAAATTTAAAAATAAACTAACAGCAGGGGCTGGAGTAGTAGCTGTATTAGCTGCATTACTTTTAGTAAAATAGCATGTCTGACTTAAAAAAAGTAATACGTCAAGAATATTTAAAATGTGCCCAAGACCCAGTACACTTTATGCGTAAGTACTGTTATATACAGCATCCACAACGTGGACGTATACAGTTTAATCTATACCCATTCCAAGAAAAAGTATTAACGTTATTTCAAGAAAATCCTTATAGTGTAGTACTAAAATCTAGACAGTTAGGTATCTCTACTCTAGGTGCAGGTTATTCATTATGGTTAATGACATTTCATAAGGATAAAAATATTCTTTGTATTGCAACTAAGCAAGAAACAGCTAAAAACATGGTTACAAAGGTAAAATTTATGTACGAAAACTTACCTTCATGGCTTAAAATAGATGCTCCTGAAAATAATAAATTAACTTTACGATTAGCAAATGGGTCTCAAATTAAAGCAACATCCGCTTCAAGTGATGCAGGTAGATCTGAAGCAGTATCCTTACTATTAATTGATGAAGCTGCCTTTATTGATAATATTGGAGAAATTTGGGCATCAGCACAACAAACTCTAGCTACAGGGGGTGGTTGTATAGCATTGTCTACACCTTATGGTACTGGTAATTGGTTTCACCAAACATGGGTTAGAGCAGAAAATAGAGAAAATCAATTTTTACCTATAAAACTCCCTTGGTATGTACATCCAGAAAGAGATCAAAAATGGAGAGATACACAAGATGAATTATTAGGTGATCCTAGGATGGCAGCACAAGAGTGTGATTGTGATTTTAGTAC